TCCTCATCTACGCCGCCATCGCGGGCGACCACCAGCCAGTAGGTGGTCGCAAGCGCAAGCGGCACCTCAGTATTCAGCGACACTGTGACCCACGAACGCGAACTGGACACATCGGCGCCGGCAATCGACCCCGTTGCCAGTATCGTGCCCGGATCGCCGGCGCTGTCGCTGCATAGATTAAAGAGCACGTTGTCGGTTGGGTCGCCGCGCTTGCCGAGACGGACGCCAACCGTGCTTGCGGTCCATGCCTCNCCGGCGGTGAGCTCAAAACTCTGCGCTACCTGACCATTGTCCGCGGTCTCCCCAACGGCCTGTGACTGCGAGCCGACCGTGTGGGCCTCCAGCCCGGCACCGCGAGCAAAATGCTGCCAGTCCAGAGTGTGCCACCAGCCGAGGCAGTGGAGCGTCGCGCTGGCCTCGATGTCGCGCGCGGAGAACTTCGCATCCGGGATGGGATAGCGCAGACGATCGAGAATGGCATCGCGACGTGCCTCCGCAGTCGCCGGCGAACATCCGTCGCGGCTGTCCAGCAATTCTTTGATTCCGTAGGTCGCCACAGAGTCGTCATCTTGCTCCCAATCCGTGGTCGCGCGCGTGCCCACGGTGTTGGAGCCCGGGGAGATAAGTGAATAAGCGATGGCCACTCGGTTGTAGAGCCGGTCGAGGGTCACTCCGATTTCAACGGCGCCGATGCGCACGGTAACGCTATTGACAAATCCCCACCAGACGTACTCACCAATCTCGTCGCGAATATCAACTGGCGTTCGCAGCATCGCCAGGAGCGGCCACAATGCCAGCGGGTCGCCCGCGGCCTCAATCTCCGCAAAGTCCGGCCCGCCCATCGCTGACCATCCATAACGAATTGGGCTCAAGCGCACGCTGGCCAGTGGCAGCAAACCCGTGTGATTTCGCCTATGAAGCACGGCATCCAGTCTCACAGGGTCAACCTCCGCGGGCGATGGTAGATACGCACTGACATGGTGCGGTCAATCTCGGCCGTGTCCATGGTCCACGCATGCTGCAGGAAATAGAGCCGCTGGTTGCGACCTGGCCAAAGCATGATCGGCGAGCCTCGCGGCACATAATAACCGAAGCGGCCGGTGCTCTCGCCACTGTCGACGTAGACCATATCTAGAATGCCATCATCAATAAGGCGGTGCTGATACTGGGCGCCATATGCCACGGGGAATAGAGTTCGATAGGAGTCGGTTGGTGTCAGCTGGAAGAAGTCGGGATAGATGTCCCCTGCGCTCTCACGGCGTGCGCGCAGCTCGAGATCGAGATCGCCGACATTGTAGCCGCTGTCGACGAGCCACGGCGGTAGCTGAATCGCGCCCAGATCGCGGATTGCCAGAGCATAGGTCGGATCGCGCTGAAACTCCTCGCCCTCCCAAACCGTCAGATTATTGTAGCGCAACCGCCAGCGCAGCCAGACATCGTGACTCAACGAAATAAGCCACTTGGAGAGGACCTGGAAACGCCCGCCGGCCGCATGGCCCAGCAAACTACTGGGTAGCGTCCAAGCGAGCACCGTTGCCTCAGTCGTGCCGACCGAAACCTGGCTGTAGTAGCCGGCCGAGGCAAAGGGGCTCGAGGTTGGCGTCCCACCGGTCGCGTCCTCAGCCTCCAGGATGTGGTCGAAGCTCGTAGGACTCGAAAAGACGTTGTGGCCGATGAATAGATACGCTAGTCGGGCCGAAACGTCATAGGTGTTCGTCATCTCGATGCGGCACGGCGCTGGAATGACGCCGTCGACGTCATCTCCATCGATGTCGACTGTGTTGTCGTGGGTGGCGTCATAGCAGTTGTCGACGGTCACGCCGCCGGTTGTGGGTGTGACGGCATTGCGGTTACTGAGCAACAACTCAACCTCAGCGCCCTCCCAGTAATAGCGCCGCGTCCAGTAGATGACGATGCGCACGTGCATCTGTGATAGCCAACGGGGTAGAATCTCGGAGACCTCCACACGACCAGCCAGGATCTCCGAACGCCAGACGCCGGTAGAGTCCTGCGGCTCGTATTCGACATACAGCCGGTCGCCCACGCCACGACGCTGGCGCTCGTCAACCTCCCGCAGCCACGTCTCGATGCTGCGGATGTAGGTTTGAACGTCGCTCATATCACCGGCAGCATTGGCGCTCAGTAGTAGCTCCACGCTCTCCGTGACGTTGCGGCGCACGGCGTTGGTGATCTCGCCGCCGCTGCGTATCTGGTCGGTGTACTCCGTGACGCTGAGCTGCGGCGCCGCGGGCGTGTACTCAGCGCTCCTGATGCGCGCGTGCCCTTGCAGGTCGATTGTATGCGCGCCGCGTGCCAGCCTTAGAACATCGGCCATTAGCCTCTCCTCTGGATAACTTGGGCAATCCGCCGCGCCAGCATTTCGAGATCCATGTCGTCGCCCACTTTATCAACGTGCACCTGCACAGTTACTGAGCCTGTACCCCCGGACCCGGCGGCGGCCAGCACGGCGCTCGGCGGCGCGGCATAGCTGAGCTCGCGTTGCGACGCATTAACGAGCCGTCCCAGCATTTGCTCAGCCGCCCGCACGGCTTCTTGCGCGCCGCTTGTGATACCCACGCTCAAGCCGCTAGGAATCGTCCCACCCACGTCTTCGAATAGCTTTGAGGGGCTGTCACTTCTCAGGAAGCCCATTGCCGCATCATAGGCCGATTTCGCCGCGTTCTTGGCGGCATTGCCGATGATCGCCAATCCGCCGGTGATACCCTTGGCAATCCCCTCCAGAATGGACAGCCCGATACTGCCCCAGTCGGTGTTGGTGAAGAAATCGCGGATCGCTTGCCACGCCCTTTCGCCCACTTCCTTGATGAGCTGCCAGGCCCGGTCCCACACCTCGCGCAGCTTCTCACCGAAGCCGCGCCAGTCGCCCTCGAAGGCCAGCGCAAACGCCTCGAAGATCATTGAGAACTGGACCTTGAACCACTCGAAGACTGCGACAACGGCCTCCCACATCCGGGTTGCAGTCTCCTTGATCTTGTCGCCGTGGTTCGACCAGAATGTCTGGATGGCCGTAACCACGGTCGTGATGATCTGCCGCACGGTATGAATAGCTGCCGGAATGAAGGTCTGGATGAAGCCCCACACCGTCGCAGTCACATCCCGAATGCCCAGGAAATTGTTTTCCCAAGCCGCACGAAGCGCTGCGACGATGGCAGTGACCACAGCGAACGTGAGGATAATCTTTCCAACAGCCAACAGCACCGGCCCCACGATCAGGGCGGCGGCAACCGCCATAGCGACGCCGAGCCCCATCAATGCGTCCTGGAGCTTGACGTTTTCTGAGACCCATTGGGCAATCGGCGACACAATATCCTGCACGACGTTGAATATGGCGAATAAGATGTCGGCCATGTCGTCGGACACCCCGATCAGGTGCAGGAATGTACCCACCATGTTGCGGATGCCCAGCTCCAGGCCCGCGCCGGCGTCGACCGCAAAAAAGAACATATCGACCATCTCTGCGACGCCCGCAGCCACGGGGTTGTCCGGTCCGAACAGCGCCAGCAGCGCCATCTTTATAGCCTTGAGCGGATCGATGCCGATGTCCAGCATCCAGAAGAAGTCTGCCAGAATATCGATCATGCTAGCGATGCCGTCTGCCAGCCGAGGAAGTATCGACCCCACCCAATCCAGCAAAGAGTCGAGGTGCGGCATGAGTCGGTCAACCGCCAAAGTGAGCAGTGGAAACAGGTTCTCCGCGAGGCTCGCCAGCAACGGCTCCAACCTCTTACCGATGTCCAGAGCCAGGTTATTTGCGAAGACCTGCATCTTTTGCATGTGATCGGTGAAAGTCGCAGCGCCAACTGTAATCTCACCGAATGTCGCATCGGTTGCCGCCATCACCGTGTTGTACCGAACCTGCGCCTTCTCGGCCTCGGTGAGTTCTGTGACGCCCCGCCCCACACTCTGGGCGTATTCTTCATACGCGCCGCTCACGTCCGGCATAATGCCGATATTCCGCAGCATCTGCATGTTGCCCGTGGCAACAGCCTGACTGACCTTGTGCTGCACGTCCTCGACATCCAGACCTTTAGCCCGGGCGATCTGCGCAGACCGCTCCCACATGTTTACGTAGGTGTCTTCCCAGTTTTCCAGGCTCTTGCCGGTCTGGGCGTACATCAGGCCCATGTCGGCCATAATGCCCTGGTGGTCCACCATCCCGCCCGTCACATCGGCAATGCTCGCCAGTATCTCGTTGGTGCCGGAAACGTAACCCTCCGACATATCCGCAAAGGCATTCTCGACCGCTACGTAAGCGCTCGCATCCTTGGCCAGCTTGAAGCCCGCGAGCCCGATGGCGCCGAGGGCCGCGGTCCCCGCCGCAGCCGCCCCGGCGAATGCACCCAGCCCGACTTTGCCCAGTTTCTGGAATGCCTCGCTCGCCCCGGCAGCCATTTTCTTTGCAGCGCTGTCGGTCTTCTTCTTGGCGTCGCCCAGGTCAGTGTCGAGCTGGTCGAGCGTCGCCCGAATGACTACCTGTGCCTTACCGAGCGCGTCGGACATTCAGGTCTCCTAGATTCAGATTTGCCACCATTTCGGCATGTTCATTGCGCCGCATTTCCAGCTCCTCGCCTTCCAGCTTCCGAGTCTCGCCCCCGCCAAGCAGTTGCTTGAGCGTCGGCAGCCGCTTGGCCCGCGTCAGCGCCGCGATGTGCCACGCCAACGCCAGGTCGCGCCGCTGGTCCTGATCCCGACGCCAGTTTGCCGCCTCGATCGTCGCGATGGTCTCCGCGGGCGTCAACGCCCAGAACTCGACCACGGAAAGCCCCGACCGCAACGCGATCTCCAGGAACCGTTGCCACTCAAACGGTTCCTGGTTTATGCGTTTGGGGCGTCGTCCGCTGACGCTGAGTAGCCGAGCACCGCCGCGACGGCTTCCATCACAGCCGCCGCAACAGCGCCGAACCCCGCCTGGTCAAGCACGTCAAGCGCGCCATCCATTGTTACCGGAGACCCGCCCTGCTCACGGCGTGCCGCCTGCATCCCCACGAGGAGGAGCTGCGCCACATCACCGATCGTGGTTGCGTTGCTGGCAAACCCCTCAGCGACGGCCAGGATGCTCTTGCCAAGCTGGCGCTCTGCGGTCATCAGGGCACGATTCGTATACAGGACCGTCACGTCCCGATCCGGTAGACTGATCGTGCCCTCACCCCTCGCACCGCGCGGCATCAGCTACCAACCTCCTGCCACATGCCGTCGACCACCAAGCTCATGCTTATCGTCGCCTCGGCCTGGTCCGGGAAACCCTCACTCATCCCCGTAATCAGCGCATCGGCGGTTTCGATCACGACACCGTACTCCTGGCGCGCAATCAGGATCAGCTCGCCGTCGCGTTGCGCGGCCTTGAGGGCTTGATAAGCCGCATCTGTCGGAACCCACAGGGAATCGAACGACATATTGCAGCTGTAGCGTCCGGGAAGCACTCGCTTGTGACGAGCGTCCTTGCTGCTGACGTCGATCTCCTCCGTCGCCTCGTCGAACGTGACATCACGCTGCGACGCCATCACCGTGTAGGAGGGCACACTCGGCGTGCCCGTGTTGATCAGCACCAGAATATCAGAACCGTTTCTCATTTAAATCTCCTCCACTAATAGTCTGATTGATACGATCCGCCCATAGGCGTCCTGCTCGTCGGCCTGTATCGGGCCAGAGCATTCAGCCAAAATCCACACGAAATTCGCAATGACCAGCGGCTCCCGGTGCAGAAGCTGCCGCACCCGCTCAGCCATTTCCTCGACCGCTACTGAGCTGCCCGAGGCCGCCGTATAGCACCGCACATCCCGCACGATCTCCCGGCCCAACGTCGTCTTGGTGTCCCGCGCGCCTTGCGAGACGGCCCCCGCCGTGATGATGTAGGGCAGCGCCGCATCACCCGGC